GGACAGCTCCTATTAAATTAACGGCAGGAACAAATCTTACAACTGTAGAAAATGGAGCGATAGAGTTTGATGGCACTAATCTATATTTCACAGTTGGAGGCGTTCGAAAAACAGTAACATTAACATAACATGATTTTTGGCGAACTTATAATTGATTTTTCTTCAACAGATATAACTTTCGATAGACTAGATGTTTTTTGGGACAATAAAGAAATTTACAACACCAGAATTACAATTAGTACTGGGAAATATTACAGCCTTTTTGGAGAGAAATATAATAGAGGTAAAGAAATAAAAGAGCGGTTAGTTATGAAACATCAACCAATTAAAGGAAAACAAAAACTAACCTACAAAGAAATAACAGGGCAAAATTATTGAAAACCTAACAGAATTACTGAAGTAATGTTTAATAAGAAAATAAGATACAAATGAACAAAATCAAATTAATTAACCAAATCAAGGCACTTCTTTCAATAGAGGTGAAACTTGAACAAATGAAGCTAGATGATGGCATGACCATTATCGAAGCAGAAGTATTTGAAGCAGACGCAGAAGTGTTTATCGTTAATGGCGAAGAACGAGTTGCATTGCCTATCGGAGAGTACACATTGGAAGATGGTAGGATTTTAGTAGTAACCGTTGACGGTATTATTGCTGAAATAAAAGATGCACCAGTTGAAGATGCACCAGTTGAAGATGCACCAGTTGAAGATGCAGTTGCACCTGAATTGGCAGCGCCTACAGCTATTAAAAAGATAGTTGAATCAATTAGCAAAGAAATGTTTTTTGAGGAAATGGCTAAATTGAATGCGAGAATTGACGGATTACAACTTGCAAAAGTTGAACCAGTTGAATTAGCTGTACATCCAATTATTCCGAATCCTGAATCTATCGTAGACAAAAAAGTAGTGAGCTTATATTCACACAAAAATGCAAAAACAATGCAAGATATTGTTTTTGAAAAAATTAACAAATTTAAAAATAAATAAAAGATGGCAACAACAGTTTCAATTACAAGTACGTATGCAGGAGAAGCAGCAGCAGGATATATATCAGCGGCTCAACTTTCTAGCAACACAATCGCTAACGGTGGCGTTACGGTTAAACCGAATATCAAATTTAAGGAAGTTTTAAGAGTATTTTCAACTGATGGATTGGTTGCAAACGCAACTTGTGATTTCACAGACACTTCTACAATTACAACAACTGAAAAGATTTTACAAGTTGAGGATTTTCAAGTGAATTTAGAACTTTGCAAAACTTCATTCAGAAATGATTGGGATGCAATGAGTATGGGAGCTTCTGCTTTTGACAATGTACCAGCAACTTTTCAAGATTACTTATTAGGTTATGTAGCTGCTAAAGTAGCTGCTAAAAATGAGAAAACATTATGGCACGGAGTTAATGCAACAGCGGGAGAATTTGCAGGATTGGTTGTTTTAGCAACTGCTGATGCAACTGTAATCGATGTAGTAGGTACAACAGTTACAGCTGCGAATGTAATTGCAGAATTAGGCAAAGTAGTAGATGCTATCCCAGCAACTTTATACGGAGATGCTGAATTGAAAGTATATATTTCACAAAATGTGGCTCGTGCTTATGTAAGAGCATTGGGTGGTTTTGGAGAAAGTGGATTGGGAGGAAGCGGAACAAACGCACAAGGTACACAATGGTTCGAGGGTGGTCAAGGGTTATCTTTTGACGGAGTTCCTTTATTTGTAGCAAACGGGTTAAACAACAACTTTATCTTAGCTGCTAAATCTAGCAACTTGTTCTATGGTGCTTCTTTGCTTTCAGATGAGACTTTCGCAAAAGTGTTGGACATGGAAGATTTAGACGGTTCACAAAATGTTAGAGTAATCTTACGTTACGCAGCAGGTTGTCAGATTGGAATAGGTGCTGAAATAGTACTTTATACTCCAGAATAAATAATAATATAGCGGTGTAAAAGCCGCTATTAATATATAAAAAGAAATGGCAAGTATTTTAACGATAGGGAGATTAGAGCCTTCAAAAGAGGGCGTAGGTGGTATAAAAGCGGTTATGTTTTTGAATTATGATACGGCGATACTTGCAAAATTAACGGTTGTTGATGAGCAAATTACAGCGGTAAATGGATTGATACCAGCTTTTAGATACGAGTTGAAAGGTGCAAACACTTTCGATGAAACAAACGAAAATAGCCGAGATAATGGAACTTCTGTTTGGAGTGGTGCTGGAACTTTTATCTTCAAAAGACAAAGTTTAGCTTCACAAAAAGAGATGAGAATCTTATCTTATGGCAGACCACATATAATTTTAGAAATGTATGACGGTAGTTATAGATTGGCAGGTAGACAAAATGGTTCTGAAGTAACTGTTAACACAGCTTCGGGTGCTGATATGGCTGACTTCACAGGATATAATGCATCTGCAACCACGAAAGAGGCAGGGATGGCTTTATTTATTGAAGCATCTTTAATAGGACATGCAACTGCAGGTTTTAGTATTACGAATGGAGTTTAGTTTTTGATTAGTTTTTAGTTAGAAAGCCACGATTGATTTTGTGGCTTTTTTTATTTAAAATAAAACAAAAATAGATAAAAGTTGTTTATAAGATATGATAATATTAAAACCAATAGGGACTGCACAAATGATTAAATTTATAGGTCGTGCAGATACTTGCACAAGTATTAAATTAAGAGATGAGCAAGATAATACAGAGGTTACTATTGTAGGAACTTTTACGTTATCTACATACTATTTAACGGCTTCTTTAGTATTTGATTTAAAAGAAGGTCGGTTCTATAATTTGACTGCTTTAAATGGCACTACAACTATCTATAAAGATAAAATATTTTGTACTTCTCAAACGGTTTCAGATTATACAATAAACAAAGATGTGTATATAGAGCATTCTACAAATAACGATTACATCACGATTTAATATGAAAACAACACAAACAAAACTAGAAAAATTAACAGACCAGCTCAACGCTTACATTGAAGCAGGAAATTGGGTAATGGCTGAAATTTTAAAATTACAAATTGCAAAGGGAAATGAAAAAACAAATTAGTTCCGAATATTCTATTGTAAGTCTGTCAAAATATACTACTCCTGAAATAAAAGAAATTAGAAATAAGGATTGGGTATTTTATGGAGAAAATCATTCTTATTTTCAATACCTGATTGACCGTTATACAGGCTCGACTACAAACGGTGCAATTATAAACGGTGTCACACGTAGGATTTACGGCAAAGGGATTTCGGCTTTGGATGCAAATAGAAAGCCTGAGGCATACGCTCAAATGCTTTCGTTGTTTAAAAAGAAAGATTTAAGAAGATTTATAGTTGATAGAAAAATGCTAGGAATGGCAGCGTTTCAAATTTCATACGAAAAAGGATTAGTTAAATTAGTTTCGCATTTTCCTATGAATATGTTAGCTCCTGAAAAGATGAATGAGAAAGGCGAAATCGAAGCATGGTATTATCATCCTAAATGGGCTGAATTAAAGCCTAGCGATAAACCAACTCGCATAAGTTCTTTTGGGTTTGGCAATAAAAAAGGAAACGAAATATTTGTATTGCAGCCGTATGTTGCAGGTTACCCATATTTTCCGCCAGTAGATTATGCTGGGGCGTTGATTTATGCAAGTCTTGAAGAAGAAATTGCAGACTATTTAATGAACGATACTTTAAACGGTTTTTCAGGAACGAAAGTTATAAATTTCAATAATGGTGTTCCAGACGAAGAAAAAAGGAATAAAATTAAAAATGACGTTACAAAAAAATTAACAGGGGCAAGAGGCGAAAAAGTAATAATAGCTTTCAATGCTAATAAAGAAAGTGCAACTACAATAGAGGATATTCCATTAAACGATGCTCCAGCACATTACCAATATTTAGCTGATGAGTGCAGAAATAAGCTGATTGTAGCTCATTCTATTACTTCGCCAATGCTGGTTGGTGTTCGTGAATCAGGTGGTGGTTTAGGCAATAATGCAGATGAGATTAAAACCTCTAGTTTGTTGTTAGACAATATAATTGTTAAACCATTTCAAGAAGAGGTTATAGAAGTTTTAGATGCTATATTAGCGGTTAATACTATTAGTTTAAAGTTATATTTCAAATCAATACAACCTTTAGAGTTTTTAGATCCAATTTCACAATCACAAGCGTTATCTTTGAGTGCAAATACAAACTTATTAGATGAATTAGGCGAAGATGAGAGCGACGATTGGGAGTTAATAGACGAAAGAGAAGTAGATTATGATGCAGAAGATGCTTTGAACGCTGAAATTGATTTGTTAAACAATCCTAAAAGGTCTGTTTTATCTAAAATCTGGAAGTTTGTATCAACTGGAACGGCAATCCCAAACGCTAAAAGTGACCAAGATGCTACTATTGGCGATTTTAAATACAAAGTTCGTTATCAATATACAGGTTCGGAAGCTCCAGAACGTGAATTTTGTAAAAAAATGATGTCAGCTAAAAAATTATACAGAAAAGAAGATATAGATAGAATGTCAAACAGTGCCGTTAATGCAGGTTGGGGTCCAGAAGGAGCTGATAATTATGATATTTTCCTATACAAAGGCGGAGGTTCATGCCACCATAAATGGTTAAGAAAAACGTTTAGAAGCACAATAGATGTAGATGTCAATAATCCGTTAGCTCCAACAATTTCAACAGGCAAATCAGAAGCGGCTGGGTTTAGAGTGCGTAATCCAAACGAGGTAGCGATGATGCCAAAGGATATGCCTAATCAAGGTTTTTTACCAACTAATAAAAGATTTTCGTAATGTTAAAAGCACTTTTAGTAACACCTGCAGATATAAAAAAATTATCTATATTGGACGGGAACCTAGATAATGACAAATTCAGACAATACATTGGTATTGCACAAGATATTCATATACAGAATTATTTGGGTACGGATTTATTAGAAAAATTGCAATCACTACTTCCAACTGATATTGATTTGCTGGTTAATTTGAACTATAAAATTCTATTAACAAGATTTGTAAAGCCGATGGTTGTGCATTGGGCGTTAGTTGAGATGTTGCCTTTTATGGCATATACAATTTCAAACGGAGGCGTGTTCAAACATTCAGCTGAAAATTCTACAAGCGTTGACAAAAACGAAATTGATTTTTTAGTGGAGAAAGAAAGGAATATTGCAGAGAATTATACGAAGCGTTTTATAGATTATATGAATTACAACAACGATTTATTTCCTGAATACACGAGTAATACAAACAACGATATTTCGCCTGATACAAAAACTGGATTTTCGGGCTGGGTTTTATAGTAAAAAAGATATGAAAAAACGAGGGCAGTACAAACCAAAAGCAGAACACATAAAGAAATTAATAATATTTTTAAATAAATTAAACAAATGTCAACAGTAACACAACAGGAAAGCATTAATGTTTTAATTCAAGTCGCTTTATTAGCACAATCAAAAGGGTTACTAACTTTAGACGAAGCGGTTATAGTTGCTAAAGCAATACAAGCGTTAAATAAAAAAGAAGTAGGAGAGATGACTGTAAAGGATAAAACTTAAAAAAAATAGACAATGGGAAGCATCGATGGTAAGTTATCAAAGTGGATTAGTAGAAAATTATTAGTTTTTGCAATCGCAACAATAGCTTTATTTGCAGGAAAATTAGATAGTAGCGATTGGGCTTATTTAGCAATAGCATATATAGCAATACAAGGAATGATTGACGCAAAAAGTGTAATT